CATCCATTAAAACATAACAAGGCTTTGGTCTCACTTGACTCTGAATACTTTCCTTCGAAGTTCAGTTACCTTAAACCATTACTTTATGGAACTTATAATGATAAAAGACTCTTATTGAGTCTTCTATCTTATGTAAGATCTATAAAGCCAGCTAAGGCATCTGACCTTCCTAAACCAAATTATTCAACAATAACTGATACTTATAAAGGGAAGGATTATACCATCCCTAAATGATTTATCAGCCAATTTGTTGAACAATACCAGATGAAGCTACAGACTCCAAAATGGGATAATAATTCTCACTATATTAGTAAGAAATCATCACCATTTGGACCTGCAACTGCATCTAGTATGTATGGTTTATTCTACTTTGCAAATGTTTCACATAACATCCTAATGAATTTCATTGGGTTATTATCTGAACCATTATATAAGAAGTTATTTGAAGGTCCTATTAGATTAGTTTGAACTAATCATAGAGCCTTCAAGTACTTTGGCAAAGGAGATGAAGGAAGACTTTCAATTGTTGAAGACCCTGAGTTAAAGAGAAGAGTAATTGCTATGGTAGATTACTATAGTCAATGGCTCCTCAAACCTATCCATGAAGATCTCTTTAAATTATTAAAAAGATTTCCATGTGATAGAACTTTTACTCAAGATCCACTGAATAATTGAAAATCTAAGGGTCACAACTTCTGATCGTTAGATCTCTCTGCTGCAACGGATAGATTCCCAATTTCCTTACAAAGTAAATTACTAAGTTACATTTATGATGAAAACTTAGCAAAATACTGAGTAAAGATTTTAGTGGATCGGACATATAGAACTCCGGAAGGTCACCACCTGAAATACTCAGTTGGTCAACCTATGGGAGCCTATACATCCTGAGCGGCCTTCACCCTAACACACCACTTGGTGGTCCACTGAGCTGCCTTCTTAGAAGGCTTCCCACTGGGAACATTCTCCCTTTATATTATATTGGGTGACGATATTGTGATAAGACACGATAAAGTTGCCCGTAGATATAAAAGATTAATGTTCAAGTTAGGTGTTGATATATCTGAAGCAAAATCACATGTATCAAAGAATACATATGAATTTGCCAAAAGATGGTTTCAACACAATGTGGAGATCTCTGGACTTCCTCTAAGAGGTATTACA